GGGTGGGTATTTGCCCCCTGGCATGAATGGAACTTACGTTGGCATCCTATATGGTGCGAACACTTATCAAAATATAAGGATTTATAAAATGTGGAAAAGAATATGGAATTTTATATTAGGGCTAAACCCTAATGACTTAAACGGAGACGGCAAAGTCGATATAAAAGATAAATTAATTGCAGCTAAAAGAAAAGCTGAATACAAGCCGAATAGTAACCACAACGGCTAATACATAGTGGTTTAAGCAGTCTTGCTCGAAAGAGCGGAAAGGACTGAGGAGAGAGATATGATAGATTTTTTCTTATGGATAGGAAAATTAATATCAGTTGTCCCTGTAATCGTAACAATCTGCTCATTTGTAGCAGCTATTACTCCAACCCCACTTGATGATGGTTGGATGAAGAAAGTTTATATGGTTGTAGACTGGTGCGCACTAAACGTGTGGAAAGCCAAGGACAAATAGGTTAATACCCTAGTAGTGCTCTCTTCTTCAGTAATGAGTGGGGAGCTCTACACTTTAATTATGGCAGTTAGAAAAAGAAAATCAAAAAGGAAGGTTGCAAAGAAAAGACCTGTTCCTACAAACCCTTCTCTTTATGCAAGAGTAAAAGCACAAGCAAAGAGAAAGTTTAAAGTATACCCATCAGCATATGCTAATGGATGGCTAGTAAGGACTTACAAAGCCAAAGGCGGAAGGTATCGTATGGGTACTGGACGTAAGAGAAAATAATGGCAAAACCTAAAGGCGGACTAACAAAATGGTTTAAAGAAGGTTGGGTAGATATTTCTCGTAAAAGAAAAGGTGGAGGACATCCACCCTGCGGAAGAAAATCTGCACGAGGCAAAGGAGGGTATCCTAAATGTGTACCCGCTAGTAAAGCCCGAAGAATGACTGCTGCACAGAAAAGGTCAGCAGTTACAAGGAAGAGAAGAGCAGGTAATCCAGGAGGAAAACCTAGAAATGTATCAACCTTTGTAAAAAGAAAAAGAAGAACAACTAGAAAAAGGAAGTAACTTATGACTAAACCCCAGCTTCAAACAAAGTATGAAATGTCTGGAAACTTAACGGTAATTGAAAAAGCCGTAGCAATAGTTATAATTAAACGAAGAAAACATTTAAAGAACTTAAGAAAACTGAAAGACTATTTATCAATGAATAAATGTACCTTTCGAGATGAGCAAATAAATAAAATGCTCAATGGAGATAGAAATGGCTAAATTTTTAAGCGGCCCTACTGGTAAACATGGAACTCAAAAAATCCGTAAACACAGATTAAAGTTAGGTATTACCAGAGATATGAACGCAGCAGCTGGAACTTTTGTTAACACTAAAAACCCAATGGGAAGTCCTGGTGGTTTTTATGGTGCAGCACCTAAAGGAGTTGGACCAAGGTTTGGTAAAACTAAATCACCTAGAAAAGCTACTTTTGCAAAGAAAGCAAGAGTCGGCAGAATAATGAAGAAACGTAGATAGGAGAACTAATGGTCATAGGCCAGCAACCTTTAGAGTTTGGGAAACCAGACTATGTTAAAGAAGCTAAATTAAATATAACACATAAAAAATTAAACATGGCAGAATTAAAGTACCATGTAAATAATAATTTAGTTTGGCAACAAGATGACACTAGACCGTTAACAACTCATTCTAGTTTATTAAATGATGAACCGTTACAAGAATTAAAAATATATATTGAAACGGTTTTAAAAAGTTTAGGGCATACAAAATATAGATTTAATAACTCCTGGGGTTTAAAATATAATTTTAATACTTATATTCCAGTACACCACCATATATACCAAATTGGCACTAATAGACCAGTAAAGGGTTATTCATTTTGTTACTACCTAGAAGGAGAGGGAGAACTAACTATTCATGATAAAAAAGATATAAATGAATATGTTAGACTCTTTCCAAAAGTTGGAGATTTATACTTATTTTCAAATGAGTGTTACCATGGAGTAGCGCCAAGCCGCCACGATACAAGATTAAATGTTGGCGGAGATATAGAGTTATTATGACACCTGGAGAAAAGGCAAGATTAAAAAGAGCAGGATTAAAAGGTTTAAACAAACCAAAACGTACACCAAAGCATAAGAGCAAGAAAGCAGTTGTGGCCGTACGTATAGGGGGGAAAATTAAGATAATACGTTTCGGCGCCAAAGGCATGGGACACAATTATTCACCTGCAGCAAGACGTTCTTTTAAGGCACGTCATGCAAAAAATATAAGAAAGGGTAAATCATCCGCAGCTTATTGGGCTAATAAAGTCTTTTGGGCTGGAAAAGGTGGTTCTAAAAAGAGACCACCAAAATCACAGAAACGAGTATTTGGAATTAAAAGGAGAAGGTAATGTCGAAAGTAAGCGGAAGAAAACTATGGCTCGATGAGGGTGTAGTTCACGCTGGTAAGTTTTTAAAACAATTGATGAGTACTGAAGAAAGAAGAACTTTAAGTAAAAGCGAACAAAATTTAAAAATGATGTCAGCTTCTTTTATATACTTACACCATATAGCTGCAGAGGAGGGTTTAATTGATGAAGAAGACCCTAATTATTTATTTGATGACGAGATATTACATTGATAGAAATTAGTAGAACAGACGTACTCTCCAATGAGTTAATGTCTTTTGACGAAAGAAAATTCATAAAACTACCTATAGATGGGTACATGGATTTGCTAGGCATTACTCCAAACACTTCACAGACAGGCATTATCAATGCTATCAACAATCCCAAGTATCGTTTTGTAACTGCTGCAGTTTCTCGTAGGCAGGGTAAAACTTATATAGCAAATATTATAGGACAGTTAATAACACTAGTCCCAGGAGCCAATGTTCTATTGATGTCTCCAAATTATTCATTATCACAAATTTCATTTGAACTACAAAGACAACTAATCAAACACTTTGATTTAGAAGTTGTAAGAGATAACGCAAAAGATAAAGTAATAGAACTATCTAATCACTCAACTATAAGAATGGGTTCCGTAAATCAGGTAGATTCAGTAGTTGGTAGAAGTTATGACCTAATTATATTCGATGAAGCAGCACTAGTTGATGGTAGAGATGCGTTCAATGTTGCACTAAGACCCACACTAGACAAAGAAAACTCAAAAGCTATCTTTATTTCTACACCTAGGGGGCGAAACAATTGGTTTGCAGAGTTCTGGTACAGAGGATTCTCAGATGATTTTCCAGAGTGGTGCTCAATTAAGGCAACTTATCACGAAAACCCACGTATTTCCGAACAAGATATAGTAGAAGCTAAAAGAACTATGTCAGAATCAGAATTTAACCAAGAATATATGGCAGATTTCAATGTTTTCGAGGGACAAGTATGGTCTTTCAATCAAGAAACTCAATGTAAAGATTTAACCGAGATAGATACAACGAATATGGATGTGTTTGCAGGCATGGACGTAGGGTATCGAGACCCAACAGCCTTTTGTGTTATGGCATACGACTGGGATAAAGAAACTTTTTATTTATTAGACGAATATTTTGATTCTGAACGAACAACTGAACAACATGCAATGGAGATTCGCAAACTTGTAGACAAATGGAATATAGATTATATCTATATCGACTCTGCTGCTCAACAAACACGTTTTGACTTTGCGCAAAATTACGATATTACTACTATCAATGCAAAGAAATCTGTTTTAGATGGTATAGGACACGTTGCTGGTATAGTAGATAACGATAAATTATTTGTTCATCAAAGATGTAACGAATCATTAACTTGTTTAGACCAATATCAGTGGGATCCCAACCCTAATTTATTAAGAGAAAAACCTAAACATAACTATGCCTCTCACATGGCAGACGCTATTCGCTACGCGTTATACTCATTCGAGACAAGTGTCACATCATTCTAATTACCCCATCGCAAAAATAGTTCTTGACAGAAGCTCAAATATTTGGTACAATTCTTGTATAGAAGTGGATATATGGATTTAAAAAGAGATTTAGTAAAGTATGTTAGAGACAAAGCCAAGTCTAAATATAAAAAAGAAACGCAGTGTTTTATTTGCGGAGGTCAAGAAAAATTAGACTTTCACCACTTTTATGGCTTAACCGAATTATTAGAGACATGGTTACGAAAAAACAAGATAACCATAGAAAGTGAAGCAGACATATTAGCTTTACGCGAAAGATTTATAGAAGAAGAAAACAAAAAAGTTTATGACCATGCTGTTACATTATGTCATGAACATCACTTAAGATTACATAGTATATACGGCAAACGACCTAAACTTATAACAGCAAAGAAACAACAACATTGGGTCAAAGTTCAGAGAGATAAATATGGCATGGTATGATTTTATAACTGGTGGTAACAAAGATACGGAGGAGAAACTTAATCCTGCGCAATATGTTATATCCAGAGACCAAGGCTTAGAAGTTGGTACACGAGAAGTAGTAACTAACTATAAAAATGCTTACGAACAACTAGAGGTAGTTAACCGTGGAGTCAACATGATAGTGGACGACGTAGCGGAGATACCATTAGATGTTGGAGAATCAATACTAGGTACTACTCCGATTGTAAAGAATGTAAGAAGAAGTAGAGTTGATTTACTACTTAATAAAGAACCAAATCCTTTCCAGGATGTGAGTTCTTTTAAAAGAAACCTTATTATTGATTTACTAATTGACGGTAATATTTTTGTTTATTTTGATGGAGCACATTTATACCATCTACCAGCTGATCACGTTACAATACACACAGACGATAATACGTTTGTAGAGAAATATACTTACGACCATAGTATAGACTACAAACCAAGTGAGATTATCCATATTAAAGAAAACAGTTTCAATTCTATTTATAGAGGAGTACCGAGACTAAAACCAGCTTTCAGAACTATGCAGTTACTTGGAAGTATGAGAAGGTTTCAGGATAACTTCTTTAAAAATGGAGCAGTACCAGGATTGGTACTGAAGTCACCAAACACACTTTCTGAGAAAATTAAAGAAAGAATGTTACAGGCCTGGGTTGCTAGATACAATCCACAGTCTGGCGGAAGAAGACCATTATTTTTAGATGGTGGTTTAGAAGTCGAAAATTTAACTGAAGTAAACTTCAAGAATTTAGACTTCCAAGATGGAATAGCTACAAACGAAAAGATAATTCTTAAATGTTTAGGTATTCCACCAATTTTATTGGATAGTGGCAACAATGCAAATTTACGCCCTAATCACCGTTTATACTATTTAGAAACCATAATGCCAATTATTAATAAAATTGCTTATGCTTTCGAGAGATACTTCGGGTTTAAACTAGATGAAGAAGTTTCAGGTATTCCTGCACTTCAACCAGAGCTAAGAGACCAGGCAGCTTATTATGCTACTCTTGTAAATACAGGCATCTTAACACCGAACGAAGCAAGGGAGGCTCTTAGATTTGAGGAGATTGACGGATTCGATCAACTCAGAGTTCCTGCGAATATCGCAGGCTCTGCAACCAACCCCGAACAAGGAGGCAGGCCAGAAGAGGCAGCCCCAAGCGAACAGGAAAACTAAATATGACAAAAGATATGCAATTAAAAGCCCTGTCAAAGTTCTTCGCAAGCAAAGGCGTCGTAACTATGGACTTGGCAGAATACAAAGCAGTCGGAAATGATGTGCCTTTAAAAGACTTTATGCTTAGAAGAGCATTTGGCTCTTGGAATAGAGTACTTTCCGCACAAAACAACAGATATCCAGTTGTCCTAGCAGAACCTAAAAAAGTTGCACCTAAACCTGCACCTAAAAAGGTTGTGAAGAAGGAGAAAAAGGATGTCAAATAAAATTTATCACTGGACGAGTACTTTTAAATCATTAGGCGAAACCGACGATGGTGGAATAAACATCAAAGGTTCTGCAAGTACAAATGCACTAGATAGAGCTGGAGATATAATCGAAAGCGATGCATGGACTAAAGGTGGATTGGAGAATTTTAAAAACAATCCAATTATACTTTTTAACCATGATTATAACAAACCTATCGGTAGAGCAACGGGTTTAGAAGTCACAGACAAAGGTTTAGATATCACTGCAAAAATATCTAAAGCTGCTGGCGACATTACTCATTTAGTGAAAGATGGTGTTCTCGGAGCATTTTCAGTTGGATTCAGATGTAAGGAATCTGATTATATGACTGAAACCGATGGATACAAAATTAAAGACGCGGAACTTTTTGAAGTTTCTGTAGTGTCAGTGCCTTGCAACCAAGGGGCAACCTTTGGCTTAAGCAAGTCATTTGATTCTATGGATGAATACAGAAAGTACCAAAAAGAAACTTTACAGGCTAACTCAGATGCAACAGCAGACGCTGTTAAGATTGAGCAGCCAAGCGGGGAAATAGAATCCCCAAATATGGAGACTAAAATGTCAGAAGAAAGAAAGACTCCTGAAGTGGATTTTGACTTGGATAAATTTGCAAATGAGGCAGCTGAAAAAGCTGTTGCTCAGTATGCAATGAAGCAAGCCGAAACTAAAGCAGCACAAGAAGCAGAAGCTAAAGAACAGGCTGAAAAGCAAGTTCAAGTTGAAGCTGAACAGAAAGCTGCTCAAGAAGCTAAACAGGAAGAACAAAAACAAGTGGTAACTAGCGTTATCTCTGGAGCTGAAAGGCTCATGTCTGATGTCGAGAAGAGAGTAAATGAGAAACAAGAAGATTTAGAGTCTGTTGTTAAAGGTTTACAATCAGAATTAGCAGAAAAGTCCGAAGAAATCATGAATATTCGTGAATCAAAAAGACATTTTGCTGACAGACAAGGAAGAGGCGACTGGAAAAAAGTATTCGAAGCGGATATTCTTGATGCCAAATTTGCTGGTTTAGCTACTGGTAAAGGTTGGAACACAGACGCAGCTAAAAGTATTATGGAAAAAGCAAATGCACATTCAGGTGTAGGCGTTTCTTCAGATGACTTTGAGCAAATCGTTTCTACAAATGTTGAAAGAGACATTCAGAACGAGTTGGTGTTAGCACCGTTATTTAGAGAAATCCAAATGACTTCAGCTAATATGATAATACCAGTAATGCCAGATAGTGGCTATGCTGAGTTCACTGGAAACCAAGCGGCTACTGGAAGTTCACCTCACGGTAACTTATCACAAAGAGGCGACTCTTATAACCCTGGTTCAGCCGGTGGTGTTGATTTAAGTGAGAAAATATTATCAACCAAAAAACTTATTTCACAATCTTACTTAGGTAATGAAACTGAAGAAGATGCAATCATGCCAATCTTACCTCTCATTAGAGAATCAATGGTAAGATCACATGCTAGATCAATTGAAAATGCAATCCTATTAGGTAACCACGCTGATGGTGTTTACACTTCAGGAATTTTTGATGGTTTAATTAAAATGGCTGATGCTGATTCCGATACTGACACAGACGTCGGTGGCGGTTCAGGTGGTATCTTTGCTGCTAGTGATAAACTAACAGCTGCAGACTTATTAAGTCTAAGAAAAGGTATGGGTAAATATGGTATTAACCCAAGTGAAGTTGTCTATATTGTTTCACAAGATGGTTACTATAACCTACTTGAAGATGCAGAGTTCCAAGATGCTAACCTAGTTGGCGACATGGCAACTAAGCTATCTGGTGAAATTGGACAAGTATTTGGTTCAAGAGTGTTATTATGTGATGAGTTCGCTTCTAAAGCGGCTACAAAACATAATGCAATCGCAGTATACCCAAGAAACTATGTAATGCCTAGATTAAGAGGTGTTACAGTTGAGTCAGACTACGAAGTAGCTAACCAAAGAAGAGTACTTGTGGCTTCACAAAGACTTGGATTTGATGACTTAATTGCGGGTGCAGACTCTAAGAGAGCATTTAAACACGCAGCAGCTAGTTAATAGCTAATTATGGTTTTGGTGGGTTACCTTAAACCCACCACTTTTAATTATGGCAGATTTAGTAACAATACATGAATACAAGGACGCAGAAGGTCTTAGAGGCGAGAAAGATGATGACCGTCTTAATGTAATTATTCCTCAGGTTTCTGACTTAGTCAAGAAATACTGCGGCGTATCATTCATTGATTACTTCTCTAGCGATAAAACAGAAACTTTTACAATTAACGATAACTTCACTACCACCATAATTATGAGTGAAAGTCCGCTAGTTACGGTTACTTCAGTAAAAGAGAGAGCGAATTATTCAGACGCATATACAACGCTAACGACTAATTCATATGAATACTATGTAGATACAGATTCAGATTCTATAACTAGAACTGATACACATGGAAACCCTGTAAATTGGCAGAAAGGTTTAGGGGCAGTACAAGTTAGCTACAAAGCAGGATTTGCGGCAACTCCAAGTGATTTAAAACTCGCAATATTTGATTTAGTTAACTACTATATGAAAGACGAGCACAAAGAACGAAGAACA